TTTGCTTTATTCATTTAGCCTCCTTTAGGGCTACCTCCTAAATCGATTCATTACGTTATGACCGAGTCCTTGTTGAGTAACATGCACAGCTCTATCCGGGAAGACCCAGCGGCCTGTAGCATCCAAGACGAAACCCTTGAACTTGTTGGGGTCTCTCTTAGGCGTCTGCTTAGCCTGGTGCTTTAGCAGCTCAGCGTGCAGCCATTTAACCCCTATGGCAAATGCCTCCAGGCGGTCCTCATGTTCGAGGGCACCCCGGTCACGGGTAATATGTTTGCATTGGTGCATGAACTGGTAGATAGGTCGTTTTTCCTGCGGATACTTTTGAGCAAGATGTACATCCTCATCGAGGACATCGGTATTGATTACAAGATTATGAGCGCCAAGCAGCGGCTCAATGCTGTCGATGACTCGGAGTTCCTTCTGGCCTGTTGACCAGACGGCCTCTACCTTCACCGGCCAATCCTTTTTGTGAGCTGCTTGTGCGATGGCGTTCGGCCAAGCATCACCGCCGTAGTTGTTCTCAACGATGACATCGTGACACTCCCACTTTATAGCCAGATCGATAATACGTTCCAACCTCTCTGGGGTCGTTCCGCCTGGGACACCGCCGATATACATACCTGCGATGTAGCCCATGGAGTTTGAGTAAACCACCGATATACCTGTTTCGTCGCCGTTCTGGCCTGCGCCTGCCGGATCGACCGCCATTACCTTGTATGTCCAGGGGAGAAATTCATCGGATACTTTGGCTGGCCTATGAATCGATTCCGTTATGACGGGTGAGCCTACGGCATGATTGATTTTACAAGTAACATCAGCGGACCACGTAAACTTCGACGGCCCTTCCTCTTTGTTGAAGCTATAGAACATGAAATCTTTTAGCTTGAGTGGGTATCGATCAGCGTCAGTTAACGCTGTGTCGAGCATATGCTGAAGGTTGAAGTAAGCCTTACCCTGGTCGATCTCTTTCTTGGTCAACTGACCTTCAGACATCATACCGGGGTCGGTGGGCTTTCCTCTATCGCCTAATGGTCCGCCCCCTTCTCTTAGAGAGGGGTCGGCCACCATAGCGTTCTTGATTAGTGGTGCGAGGTGCTTGCCGTAATTCGGCTCTTCCTCAAGGGTCGGATACCTACCCGGCCAGATGCGCACACTGAATCCACGAGCTGGCAGTTCGTTGTAAATAGACTCTGTGCTCTGGGGCGTACCCAGGTAGATTATTCGACCTTTCTGATTGATTGATGTGAAATCTTTGGTTAGGTGCCGGAGCTGCTCCCGCATCAACGCTGTCTTGGAGTTCTTGGTTGACTCAATATCGTCAGCAATTAAGAGATCAGCACGCCGGCCCTGTAAGTTCGATGTGATACCGACACAGGCAATGCTGGGAGATTTGTCGGGACCCTTGAGCGTATGATGAACGTCATAAGCCTCGACAGAGCTACGTGCACCCGGGTGGCTGGTGTCTACCCGAAGGCACTCCAGCTCCGGCATCCCATTGATAATCTGGATACACCAGGTCGAGATCTCTTTAGCCAGTGGCGTACCGGCTGAGATGATCAGGACCCTGTGCCTGGGATCATGGATAAGCGACCAGACTGCGTAGCAGCCTGTAATCGTGGTCTTAGCCTCTCCACGCTGAGCCTGGACCATCAAATAGAATGGCCCCTTAGCGATATAGTTAGCAATATCAGTCTGTTGTTCTGTTGGTTCAAAGCCCAATAGGTCTACAGAGCAATCCCAATAGAAGTCTCGGAAGTCCCTGTAATGATTCTGTAAAGCCTCTAAGTCATCCCAGCGCTTTAGTTGTTGCTCTTGTGACTCAATAGACATATTTATACCCCTGTAAGGTGGTGCTTAATCATAGGGTTAACCTAATAGGTTAACATACTATAACATCTTTTCTGCCTCTTCTTAAAGGCAGGGGAAAATAGGAGCCTGTAAATTCAGACGGTTACAGGCCCCAATCCTCCCTATTCATTAGCGGCGGCTTTGGCTGCTGCGTCCTTGGCAACCAGCTTGAATCGAGTCCGACGCTCCTTGAGGGCCTGCTGAATCTCAGAAGCCTTTTCCTGGATATAAGGCGTCATGGTTACCTTGTTGTTGTTCAGGAATGCTATGGCGGCGGTGATAAACCTCGGATCGACATAATATCCGGTGATCTGCTCCGGGTTCTCGTGGTCATCGTACTGAGGGATTCCCTTGAGTTGTTCGATCAAGGTGTCAGCCACCTGGGCATGCAACTCGCCCATCAGCTCCTCTTTAGCGGCGTTGTGGCTCATCTTGATCCTCCTTGGCCTCGCACTCCCGCTTGATGATTTTGATCCTATATACTTGGTAGATGGCTTGTAAGATGAAGAGGGTAGCTGCTGCAAAGCCACTCCAGTGGTCAAAACACCAGACCAAGACACCTGCGGTGTAGGCCCAGATTGATTGTAGTGTATGATTCATGGTATCTCCAAGGAGGTGCCCGAAGGCACCTCCGGTAGAATATTAAAGGATTTCGGCGCGATCCTTGGCTCGTTTGTTCCAAGCCAGGAAGTACGGCCGTGCTTGTTCGACAACTATCTGGCGGCAAACCAGTAGCGGAATTCCCTCATGGACTTTGTTGTGATAATCAACCAGGTCCAGAGTAGGTATACCTGCCAGCTCAGCAAACAGAATGCCCTCGTTCAGAGTCATGGCGGCCTGCTTACCAGCGTTCATACAGATCCGGCCGTTTGGCGTGTCTATATTGACGAAGGCTGGGATGCTTGCGGCCATCTCTGCGTTGATCTCCTTGAGCGCCGCCTGTTTCACACGCTCGATCAACTCAACTTCTGTCCATTGAGCATCTGGAGTATTACCAGCATCCAACCATTTAAGGTAGGCACGCCAATCGGCATTTGTGTCAGTGGCGGGGATGGTACATTTTTTAGTATTGTCATATACCCCATCATCAAGTAATTTGTACTTGGCCATGTATCCTCCTTATAGTTTGGCGTCTGCCGTCCAGGCAAAGCGAAAGAATGCACGGGCAGAGGCGTTTGCGGTTGCTCCGGCCCTAAATGAAGAGGGTCCGGGTGTGCCGGATACTGCGAAAGTCCCGGTGTCGAAACCTGACGATGCCTGTAGTGTTACGGACACAGTAGGAGCGCTGCGCATACGAGGTATCAGGGGCACAGAAAGATAGTATAATTCTGTATTCGTAACATCACCAGACCAGGCAACCTGCCCTCCGACCCCATCTTCTGGTGGGAGTACTTGGTAGTACCTCCGTACCCGATCTAACTCAGATCCATATGGCGGTACGATAATGGGGGTTTCTTTGGAACCAATCTCCATCTTGATATTACTGACATAGAAATATTCAGAAGCATTCAGACCGATGTTAGCCTGGCCGGATATACCCCAGGCGTCAGTAGCCTCCCAGGTCCCTGGAGTGCTGGCGTGGTAGGTAGACCCGCAGGCTGGCGCGATGATGATCCGAAGACCATCTGTGTTATCGTTGTCGATGCCCTCTGAGGTGTTGCCGGGAAAGGTTACCGTCTTGAACTCAAAAGTATCTGCGGTATCAATTGTAAAGGATTTAACACAGGTCTTTACGGTTGATCCACCGGTGTACAGCGCTACAGGAAACGTCCCGGTTACGGCAGAGCGCACCCAGAAGCTTACGGTAACGTCCTTAGCATCCGATGTACCGTACTCAAGAGCCTGAACATCGTAGCCCTCAAGCTTCTGCTGTAACCTGACGTAGGTTCCAGCGGCGATACTTGGAATAACCGTAGAGGCATACATCCTGATGCTCTTCCAGGTTGATACCGGAACAATAGTGCTCTGGTCTACCTGGATAACACCTGTGCTGAGCGTAGCGGTATCAACTTCCCAATGGTCCAGAGTCATGAAAGTAGAGCCATCGGTGCCGGTATCCCAACTTATTCCTCGTTGGTTAATAACCCAGCCAGGATTGTAGAGGAGGTTTGTACCATGAACCCCCTCCAGCATTACTTTAGAAACGTATGTAGTCATAGGGATCTCCTATATGTAGGCGACTTCGGCTTCATAGTCCGTCAAACGGAATCTGGAGAAGTCGAAGGAGTTAATGGCAGAACAGTTGACCTTATAGTGTAACCCGTCAAGACAGCTCTGAATACTGGCACCTGCCGCGTTGAAGCCTGCCGTTCCGCCGCTATCGTCCACGACTGTGAACGACGTAAGCGTGGTATTTGTGCCGCCAGGCATTGGAACAGATAACTGAAAGGGCAACTCATACTGTATACCATTAACACATTGCCCATTCCAAGCAGGTCCGTTTGCGCTGCTGAATTCTTGATAATAGCGCTTACAATTCAACTCCTGCTGCCATAGTGGAGGTCTACCGATGTCAGTGGCAATGGGTCCGGCCTCCAGCTTAACATCGCCTAACTTCATCTCTTTTCCATTGGCACCGGTACTGATGGTATACATATTGAACTGTAGGTGATGCTTAGTTCCAAAGGTCTTGCCGGCTGTGCTGGGCATCGTGAATGTGTACTCGTATTTATGCCAGGCACCATCATCGTTCAGAACGATATCAGTGAAACAATCAACCTGGGATGATCCACCGGCACCAAAGTCCTGGATTAATTCGACCTTGGCATCTGTCCCTGCTTCAGCCATATAATACCAACTCAAAGTTGCCTCGCCGCCACTTAGCGTGCTGGCGTCCTCAATATACAGACGTAATGCTCTGTAAACAAGCTGGGACTCATTGATCGTCATATAAAGCTGGTATTGGGCTTCTGGTTGTAGAGCAAGAAGACCCGCTTCAGCGGCCTCCCGCCCAGCGTCAACGTTACCTGGATACGCGATCTTACCGACAGCCATATCCGCAATCCAATCAGAAACATCGGTTCCGGTCATGACCCCTGTGCGTTGGTGGAGCCTGAAATCTCCATTGACAAAGTAGTTCTGAATCCCAGGCGCACGTACCAAGGCGTTATCAATACCAACAAGATGTTTATTGATATCCTTAGGTTCTCCACTGTCCAGCGTGTAGTTGCTTGGGGTCTTAAGCAGCACGATATCACCGGCCTCGTCGGCAAAGGCCGGGGCCTCTGTCACACCACTAACATCCTGGGACTCAATAAGAATCGTGATATCGTCGTTTGGTAGGGCGGTCGTGAAGGTGACGACAGTTTCGGTGAAGGTGAAGTCACCGTTTGCCGGTACTGCTGAGTTGTATGCTTGCTTGATGCCGTCCAGGAACACAGCTACATTAGGCTGTGAGGTGTTCATCGTGAAGCCTGGGGTAACTTGGGTCTGCCCAGCGGTGCTCTGTTCAGTGTGGCGATGTACGGTCACAGATCGGCTGTTACTGGCAGCTTTCTCAGACCAGTGATACGCGCTGTATTTGCCAGGGGTAACCTCAACGTCCTCTGCTTCGTTGGCGTAATCGTCTGCCAGGTTGGCACTGGCTACCGCCTTGGTTGCATGGTGTTTGGCGGAATATGCACCAGCAACAACCTCTACGTCTTCCGCCTCCTCGGCCCATTTGTAGGCCATATCCTCGGAATCCGCTGCGTTGCTTTCGCTGGTAGCTGCATCAGAGGCGTACCCAGCAGCAGCAAGCTTCTCATCCTCGGCCTTAGCAGTCCAGTGTTTCCCGGAGTACAGGCCGGGTTCGACCTCAACGTCTTCGTCGGCGTTAGCAAAGTCGTCGGCTATTCTTGACCAGTGGTAGGCGCTGTAACCACCATCAACGTCAACCCCTTCTGCTTCTTCGGCCCAACGCCGGGAGACATCCGACCAATGATAGGAGCTGTAATAAGTATCCTCGATCAGTTGGTCAATAGGAGCCGTTGCATAGGCTCTGGCCAGCTCGACAGCTTCTTGGGAACCCGTCCCAACACCATCCTGGATCTCATGGATATTATAAAGGTTTGCGAGGTTCTGTTCGTCCAGCATACTCTCGGTGATACCGGCGCGGTCAACAAAGTCGATGTAGACGTCATCTTTCGGGACAGTGCGCCGGAACTCGATGACGTCATTAAGTACCGGACTATAATTCTTCAGGCTCACTCTTGTGTCAGTGATCCAGGTGAACCCGTCCGGGCCACCTCCGCCGCCCTCGTCACGGACAATACCATTAACCCACAACCAAATATGATTACGGCTTAAGTACCCTGGCGACGGACCTTCAAAGGTCAAATCGAATTCAGTCTGCCCAACGCTTCCAGAATCGATCAGATATTGTGTATATGATAGAGCCATACGGCCTCCTTAATCGTTAAGAAATGCATTTGCCCCGATCTTAAACGGGATCGAATTACCAAATGGAATGACCCTGGTTGCCTGCCGTAGGGTGGAATCCCGTAGCTTCTGGCCATTTGTTACTGACTGCCCTAAGCCGGTCGAGAACTTATACGCTGCGTCTGCCATACCACCAACAGCACCGATAGCACTGAGGTCAAGCCCTTGCTCACGATAGTGCCGGCGGTACGCCTGCCCCTTCTGGTGGGTCCAGGCAAACGGGTTGTTTATCCCGAAATCCCCGGCCGTAGCCATCAGGTCTGGTGCGATGCTGAGTTGACCCGCCCAAGAGGCCGCGCCTGCGGCAATCTTCTCAGGAGTCAGGCGGTTCTTGAGGTACTGCTTACGCTTCTTGCTGGGTAGCCCGAAGCTATTGGCATAGGTCTTGGCGGTGTATGCCATAGCGGCAAAGCCCATTGATGCACCTGCGGTGATTAGGGTCTCTGTATCCAAGTGCTTGAGATCATGAATCGTTTGTTTCTCAATGGCAACCAGCGGAAAGGACCGGAACTGGCTTAGGATCTTCCCAAAGGAATTCTCCATCCACCAGGCAGTCTCACCACCGAGGTTTCTCTGGATCGCTTGGCTCTGGTTCTTGTGAAAGGCCAGGGCGAGCTTCTCGCGGATTTCCGGGGCAAACTGCACAAGATTCATGTTCTCCAGGCGATTCTGTCCGAACCAGCCTGATGTGAATGTAGACTTACCCTGGACCTCGGCCTTGGCTGCCTTGAGATCATCCTGGGATAATCCGATGTCAGCGTAGCGCCTTGCCCGGCGTTCCGGGATCGGCTTACCTGCGGTTAGGTCTTCGGCCAGTCTCATGAAGAAACCCCTGGCGTGCATCCTGTGCTGAAGCTTCATCATATAATTCATACCGTTGATGTAACCCTGGACGTGCAAGGCTTTATTGGCCACAGTATCAAGATTCTGCAACCATCGGCGCCCCTCTGCTCTGGTAATCCCAAGACCCCCACTCTCGGCCAGCAGGGCCGGGTGATTCAGGATCTCATTGTCACCTATACGTACTTCAAAGGCGGCCTCGATGTCATTCAGCATAGGATCCTTGAAGGTTCCCCGCTTCATATCGCGGATCATTCGTTTGAACTCCGGGATCTGGCGAATCATACCCCGGACACCAATCGATCCGGTCAGGCGACCCATCTCAGCAGCCTGGGCAAAACCTACTTGGTTCAGGCTCACCAGGGTAGCAGCCTTGCGGAAACCGCGCGCTGTATTAGCGATGGCGGCGTCAGCATGACGTTCGAGATTCTCGCCCATTACTAAATTCCAGAGCTTCTGGTTCTTTTCGTTGATCCTTTCCAGCTCTCGTTGGTTAAGATCCAGATTCTCACGACTCCAGCGGCCTGCCATCTCAGTGAATTCCAGGAAGTCTGATTGATCAGCGAAACCGATATCGGCCATGGCGGCTTTACCGGCTGTGCGGCGAATCTCTGTATCCATCGAGGATCCGAGATTGGTGTCCATGAAGTCTCTGACGGCGACGCCATCGATTTCATAGTTGATGTCCATGTCGATCTGGCTGAGTGTGTCATTAACCAGGCGGCTGTCTTTGGCATCGGTGGCAGCCAATAGGTGCTTCAGGTCTTCCGGATTCTCGATAAGAGCTTCAGCCCTCCTCTGCAACTCCGATAGATCTCGGCGGGTGAGGTATCCGGCACGAGCCATATTGACGGTATCGGGCCTCCTGGTAAACCTGTTGTAGATGGCCGTGGCCATGTGGCCGGCTGTCCGCTCCTTGAAGGCGTCATTGAGGCGGTCACCAAGTCTTGCGTACTTATGTGCTCTGTCAAACTCACCTCCATTTAAGATAGCTTGTTTCAGTAGGTTAACGACGAATTCTTTGGAATGGGATTTTGCAGCGCGTGTCATGCTGATACCATCCCAATGATGCGGGATGTGGAGCGGATCGGGCGTAATCTCTGCATAGCCCCGGACACCGGAATCTCTCAGCATATTAAATCTGGCGGCTTGGAAATTCTCGTAGGCGTCGGCTGCCTTTGAAATCGACTCAGGAGCCTGGTAGTCAGCGGGTCTGGTCTTCGGATTACGCCGAAAGGCTACCTCCCTGATTACCTCGTTGTCGAAGGCATCCTGGGCTGATGTATCCCAGGGCACCCAGCGCTTGAGACCCTGCGGTCCTTGCTCCTTGGCCCAGGCCCGGAGGCCGTCTGTCCTGGCCACATGCCACAGGCTTCTGAGTTGGTAGGCGTTCTTGTGCGCCTTGAGCGCTGCGCTGTGCGTAGCGACTTGCTTACCGCCCGTACCGCTGGCATCCTCTACAGTTAGCTGGTGAAGCTTCCTGGTAAACGGATTGGCGCTTGATAGGCCCTCCAGAGTGATACTGGACCACCAGCCACCCTTACGTTTCGGTACAGATCGCTGATATTCTGAAGCCATGGCTTCGTAATCCAGATCCATCTGTTGCTGCACGGCTTCCGGGGTAGCTTCGATCTTTTTATCCCGTAACCGAATAGCTGCAGCGGCGGCTGCTTTGCTGTCGTACTCGGCGGCGGTCTCACCAATCGTGACTACGTACTTGCCGGTTCCGGGATCAACTGCTGCGGTCCCTGCACCAACAGCGTCCTCCCAGGATTTAGCATCTGGGCTTTTCCAGATCAGTTTTCCTGGTACAGCGATGTCGCCGGTAGCCGCTCCGAGGTCTTTACCAATGGCACTACTGAGGTCCTGCCCAAGGGTATTCTCGACGTTACGGACGTGTTGTTGGCCCTTGAGGTCTGGGAATAAACCAGCGG